TAGCTTCTGGTTATACGGATGATTTTGGTTTGGTTACATTTCATCTTGATTCCGGTACATATTATTTTTGGCGCAAGAAAGGTGGATATACATTCACGAATCCTGATACAGAAGTAATTGGCTAGGAGCTACTATGACAGAATCTACGGCTTTTTGGTTTACAGTTGTTAGTATAGTTAAGTGGCCTATTGCCTTAGTATTGATTGCTGGAATTTTTACATTACGAATGCCTAGCAGATATATAAAACTTTTTAGGCGTTTATTTATTATAGGAATAGTGTTAGCGTTTGGATTTGCTAGATGGTTATATCTAAGCAAGAAATTTCGCGATGTAGTAGATGATAAAGCGATACTCTGGATAAGAAGATAGGACTGGTATATGGATCTAAAGAACTTATTTGATAAACTTACTGGTGTGACACTGGGAGAACAGACGGAAGCCCCTACTAAACCTCTTACTGTACCCACTAAGCCAACAACCACACCAAAACCTGATAAGCCTGGTAATCCTCTTAAGCCTACACCTGGAATAGAGCCAGAACCTAAAGCTAAAAATAGGGATGTTGAACTGTTTAAGGCAGCTAGATCAACTATTACAGAAATGGCGTTTGAACCTGAAAAAGGAAAGTCTTTTGTAGATAAAGATAAGAAGAAATGGATAGAATCTGGCGATAAGGAATTGAATAAGATTCTTCCTGATCTATCTTCTGACGAGCAATCATATTTAGAATTGGTTACTAGTAATTTTTACGATGATATGATAAATCGGCTTGAAAAATATACAGGAAAGAAGGCTTCTAGTTTAAATCTGCCTTCGCTATTATCTATCGTCATTCAAGCTATTAATGAAATAAGCAACATAGAATCAGATCATTTGCAAGATCTAGAAAAGCTTGTGCTAGATGCGGTGTTTAGTTTAGATGAATTTGAAATGGTAGAGGATGCTTATAAGAATGGTGATGTTGAATTTGATTTGAAGATATCTACACCGTCAAAAGACATTAAGCTTAAACCTGAGAATCAACTTAAGAAGAAAAAAGAGAAACTTACGAAAGCAGAATCAGCTAATAAAGAATTGGCGAAGGAGTTTGCAGAGCTTGATGAGGCGCTGCTTAAACGAAGATTTGCTAATATGCTGATGCAAGGTAATGCAGTATTAAAGAAATTTCTCTATCATGCAGTATCTGATACACTCAATGGTATCAATCCTAAGCTGTTGAATCTATATGGTATAGCTGCGACCATAGATCATTTATCATATTGGTTTATGCCGTTTGGAATAGAGGCTGCTGCTCATGACAATCCTGATATGGTAATGGGATTGGAGCAGGTAGTTCCTAAAGGTGATAAGTATGTAATAAAAGCTAGAGGAATTAACTTCCCATTCTTGGTGCATGAGACAGTTAAGGGTATATATGAGTGGGTTTCATTGAGTGAAGAAGCAAAACCAGCTATGGAGTATGATACTCTTAGTAAAGAAACGAAGGACATGATTTCAGGTCCTGGAGTATTCAAAGATCTATTGTCTAGAGTTCCTGCGGATAAGCATAAGCTGGTTCCACTAATACATAAAAAATTGATAGCTTTGCCGTCTTCTGATATTAAGCAGATATTAAGTAAGAGTGCAGAAGGCAATAGTATATTCAATGATATACTAAAGAAATCAGACGAAGATTGGGACGCATATAAACAGTCAAAAGAAGAATAAGAGAGTTACTTATTATGACTACATATAATATAGAAGGTGAAGGTTCAGTCTTAGTTCCTGGTGATGACATAGCTCCAGTAAGAGCTATGGATAAGTATATCACTTGGATACGCAACGAATTTAAACCTTTGACTTTGATTACACCATTAACTTCTCTTGAGCAGTGTGTTGAGAATGCTATCAGGTATTTTAATACGCACAGTGCTTATAAAGTATCTTCACTGGCTGATTTTAATACGAGTTCCGTTAGGGTGCAATTGGCTGCAGATTTCAAATCAGTAGTAGAAGTTATTCCATCTACTAGTACTACATGGATTTGGAATGACCATCCTCTTTGGACTATGCTTGGTATAACCGTGTTAGATTCTGTTACATCTGATTTGATTATGATGTCAGAAGCGTTTAGGAATTACAGAATATATGTTGGATCTGATATGCGTTGGTGGTTTGAAAAGTCAGAAGATCCTACGATAGGTGGATGGTTATATGTTATCAATCTTCCTAGAGGTACTGCGAGTGTATTTGTAACTGGTACAAAAAGAATAGTAAAAGAAGAAGACATTAAGCAGGAATTTATTCTTGAATGGATTCTTCGTTACAGCAGATCATTGGTGAAAGTGATTGAAGGAAACACACTGAGAAAATCAAGCATCATAAATATAAACAACGATGGTCAAAGCTTGATTGGTGAAGGAAAAGAAGAGATTAAGGCATTACAAGAAGAATTAGCTAGAAATGGTAGATGGGTTACATTCGCCAAACGTGCATAAGGAAATGAAAATGATTCTGAATGAGTTAGCAGAAAAATTTGAGGCTATTAATTTACTAGAAACTACTACCGCATCTGCTATAGCTTATCTGCCGGGCGGTTTTGGTCCTACTATAACTCCAGCTCTCGCTACCTTAGCAAAAAAGAAAAAGGATTGGGATATTGATGTCTTAGAAGATAATGAAAATAAAATAGTGAAATTTAAAGACGGCCTTGATATTACCGTACCCAAAATACATTGGGATGATTTCTCTTCTAACTTCAAGCATGACTTTAAGAATAAGAAATATAGTTTTGAATCTCGTATTGCGGAAGCAGATGAAGATGATGCTGAATTATTCATGATGAGCATTAAGACGGCCATAAAGGAAACATTTAATTCAAGCGAGATCATCTCTATAGATAAGCTTGTAAACGTGTGGCGTGCTAGATTCGGTGTCCAGGAATTTTTACCCTTGCAAGCCGTGGTGATATATGATACCAAGGAGCGTAACGTCAATAAGTTACTTATTAACATAGAAAGGGCATATGAAGGTGATAAAGGCGGTTTGGAAATGCTGGATGATGCTCTAACAACTAAGCAGCCTCTATCCAATTTCGACGGGTTTATGAAATTTGAATTCCTATACGGCGTATATGTAAAATCTTCCTATTCTAAGATTCCTATATATTTGAAGATAACGATGGATATGTCATATAAGGTTGTTCAATCTATTTATATTAATAATAGTAAAATAGCAAAAGAGTTGGAAAATACAGGGCTAGTTAAAGTCACGAATGGTGAATTATTTCCTGTGGCAGCTGATGGAAGGTTTACAAGTTCTTTTATAAAAATACTTAAGAGAACTATAAATTTATATGTCTAGCACTCTAGATTTATATATTTATAGATTGGCGAAAGGTATAAAAATGAAATATAAATTAACGGAAAGCAAGGAAGTAAATCTATATAAGAAATTGCTGAAAATTCTCAGCAATTATATAGAAGCTAACCCGATGACTGGTGTCGATGCTATGTTCGACAAGGCTATCATTTTAGGAAAGAAGATCATTCCTAAAGATGAAAAGGCACTCTGCATCATAGAATATATGCTTAACGGTCAGAGTTCGGCTGATATAGTACACAAACTATTCAATTATAGGCTTTCCGATCTTCCTCCTGAATATAAACCTACCATAAAATTGAAACAGAAACATATACTCGCTAATTGGTGCAAAGATGGCAGAGTATACGATAATGTACGTTCATTGATAAACTTCGAAGGTACGGCAGATACAGGATTTTGGTCTACAATTACCGGCGAAAAAGCAGTATTGATAGAGAAGGAGTAAGCATGTCAAATTTAAATATGATAAATCTTCTGGAACGCCTTAGAGTCTGCTCTCTTAAGGAAGCTGATAAAGCTACAAAGGAAGTAGACATAGAGCAGCCTGCTCTTACTAATGACGATAAGACATACATGTGTCCTAAATGCGAAAAGGATTTCATTTCTAATAAGAATCCTGACGGTACTGAAATGCTGTGTCCTGAGGATAATGAAAAACTAGTACTCAAATCTACAGCCAAAGATAGAGTTAACGCTCTTGCTAATGTAGATGATAAGGTTCTGGTAAATCCTGAGAATAAACCAGCAAAAGAAAGCAAGACAAACGAAAATCAATATTATAAAGCGTTGGACTTATCCATAAAATATAATGATCCAAAGTGGAACGAATTAAGAAAAGTTATTAGAACTGCTGGTATTGAATTCACTCGTAAGGTTGGAGATAATGATGTGGTTCGTCTTGGAGTTAAGATTGCGGATGTAGATAAACTCGCCGAGGTTATTAAGAAAGCGGGTTTATCTAGTACGGTAGTTAAAGATGATGTAGATGAAAAAAACGTAATTGATCCAGATTATTCACCTCCGCAGAAAGAAGCTAAGATTGGTAAAAAATGGATACCGATACAAGAATACTCTGATGAAGCCAGAAATATCTTACCCCTGACCCCTGACATAGTACCCCCAGAGGCGGGAAAGGGCGTTAAAACGACCGTAGTAGCGGCAGATAAAAGATTTAGATATGATTTAGCAATGACTCATTCTGCTAAAACTCCAGATGGGATAGAGTATAAAATAGTAGATATTGCTGAAATTGGCAAAAATACACAGTATGCCGTCGAAAAGATAGCTAATGGTGAATCTCGAATAATAAAAGGTACTGACGGTAAAGATTTCAAAAGCCACATTCAAGCTGTGAACTGGGCGCAATCGGACGCTAAGTCATCTTTTAACGCGCCCCCCTCCTCCCCCACCAAGACCGCCGCAGGATTGACGAAAGCCATAGAAGCTAAGATTGCTGAATCCATGTCAGAATTGTGGCATGAAACTGAAAATATATCTAATGAAGATTGGGAAATAGTAATGACGGCCATAGATCGTGGTGATGTGGAAGATAAATTGCCGGACTATAGCACGATGATGGGAAAACTTACTACTCTTCCTATAGCAAAGCAGGTGGATATAGGTTCAGTAATTAAGAAATCTAAAGGTGATGAAGAGACTCCTAAGATGGCCGGTAAGGGTGATATAGCAGAATTATATATAAAGTATATCATATTACCGGTGCTAAAAGCTAAATTAGGATATGATGAAGACGATGATGTAAATAAATACGGTTCTTCTGACGATATGTACGGATCTACAACTGAATCTCTTTATATATGTAATGAGTGCTGCAAGACATTTAGAGGGAAAGATTCAATCTGTCTTAACTGCAAAAGCACGAAGACTGAGCGCATAATCAAAGAGGAAGAAGTTAAAGATCAATATAAGACCTTAGCAAAGGGTGTTGTTGATAAAATGGAAGCTGACAGGATTGCTGCCCAAAGAAAAGGGCGAGTAATTCAGGACGAAGAAGATCCTAAGAAGTTTATGGTTATAACAAAAGAGGCGATCAAAGAGGGTAAGTTTGACGATGAATATACTGATATATACACAGCTCCTACAGATGCTGATTTAGTTATTATGGGAGTGCCTGACGAAGCTGACTACGAATTAACTTCTACTAGGGTTGATATTACTTACAGAATAGATATAGAATATAGAAGCTGGGGTGTTAAGGATATAGACATTAAAATAGAAAAGCCGGTAGTTCTTACTTATACTATAGGCAAGGATGAAAAAACAATAGAAGTACCAAAAGAAACTCTAGAGCAATCTATTACTTGGGTGAGTGGTTCTTCGCTATATCCTAACAGAGTTAATGTTACATTGGATGCGTCAGGAACTATTATTAGTGCTAATCTGGAAATGGTATTTGTAGATAAGAATTTGACATGATAAATTTATATATTCACGCTCGTTTCGGAGTCTGTTAAAAATATTATATTTGCGAGATCTTCATGATTTTGCACCTATTATAAAGAACAGTTGATGAAGCGAGCGCTGATTTTTGTAATTATACTATATGATAGAGCAAGGCAAAGAAGTAAAAATAGACGGATTTCCTATAGCAATTAAACCAGATCCTTATGGTGGATATACCATTGATACCAATACAGGATTTAGCTATACATATTTATTTGGATATAATATATACAAAAGAATCTCCGCGCAGTTGTGGAACGCGCGACGTTCTAGAAGTTTTTCTTTATTGCAGAAAATAAGAACAGAATTGAATACATATACACCAAAATCGATGACTGATAATAAAGGCGTTTTCGAATCCTCAATAGATTTCCCTAAGAAGGATTTAACGAAGGAAGTTTGGGATAAGAAAAAAGGAACATATATTCTTGCCCAGAAGGCGCGTAAGAAGATACAAAGTATATTAGATTCATATGATGACTACGACTTATCTGACATAGCCGAGGAGATCCACGTTATAGGATCTATCTGTACTAATCAGTACACAGAGGATTCTGATATAGACGTGCATATAATTCTAAAGGATGATGTGAATGTTGGAGACGAGGAGGAATTTCAAACTGCTATAAATGATTGGTCTGATGAACTAGATGTTGATGGTGTTTCTTATTTAAACAAGCATCCTATTCATATCTATATTCAAATAAGACCAGATCAGGAAATGATGGCCGAAGGCTTGTACGATTACATAAATGATAAATGGATTAAGAGTCCTACAATACTTCCTCAAGATTATAATCCGTACGAAGATTTCAAGCATGTGATAGATGATGTGAAAGATTCTGTTAAAGATGCTGATGTTCTTTTCGGTGATTTGAAGCGAAATGTTATAGATTACGATTCGCTTCAAGTAGGAATGAAGAAAGCTACTAAAGAACAAAAGCAGACATTACTTAAAACACTTCAGCAAAAGGCGAAAGAAATAGAAGAAGATATTGAGAAGCTTTATGGCATGCGAAAAGAATGGGTAGCTGCCAGAAAAGCTTCATCTAATCCTGATTCTACAGAGCAAGCTTTATCAGATGCAAAATTAGCAGAACAATGGAAGGATGCTAACGCAGAATTTAAGTTCATCAATAGATACCAATATCTAAAGACTATAAAAGATCTTGAAGCATTGATAGCCGATGATGATGTATCGAAGAAAGATGTTGAAAAGATAAAAGATATAACGAATATCGAAACTAATGAGTAAGATAATACCTCAAGAGTCGATTGATGTTTTGCGAGATTACGTGAATGTGTCTCTTGATGCTTACGGTATTGATTGCGATTTATTTATACCTCATAACATTGAAGAGGTAAATCCTTTAGATGTATATGCAAAACCTGCTGATTATGAACATTATCAATATACTACTCAGGTTTTTATCGTATGGAGTCCTAATACGAAACAGTTGAAACAGCTTGGAGTATTTTCAGAAAACGAGCTTCCGATTGTTGGTTATTTTAAAAATAAAGCTACTAATACTAATAACGTAGAGGTGGATGTTGATATTACTATTCGCAGTTATATTAAGATAGAGCCTCAATTTATTCCTGCTAAGTATATTGGAGTAGAATATTTTGAGGTAGTTGATACGTTAATAGCTAATATGCATGATGCTGTTATCGTGAAGGTGTATAAGTTAGCACCTAGAAGGGTTGCATAATGAAGGTTACGAAGTTGATGAATACGTCTAAGGACGATGTTACTTTGGATCTCGCTAATGGAGATAAGATTACGCTTACTCCAGGCAGTGTTTGCAGAGATATGGAAGTAACGAACATAAATGAAATACGAGAGAATATAGAATATACTAGGAATTTAACGGAAGTAAATGAGTAGTTCATTTTTATCTTCGATTGATAGCGTAATGAAAGTCTTATTGTACGATAAGTTCGCTAGTATTCTGGGCATAGATCTAAAGGCCAGCACCGAGGATGCCAACATAAATAAAGGGATTATTCTATTTCCGAAAGATGTGGCATTGCGAATAATTGCTGAAAAGCGCGGAACAAATTATCTTGAATTCATAAATTTTTGGAAAGACGGAATTGCATTTGATTGGAAACGGCAGCGTACACCACCCGCAAGACGCGGACTTTATATGGTAAATTCTGCTGTTGATGGTGTTGAGAATGCTAAGGCAACAATAGTAAAAGCAGTTCCGGTAAATATAGATTATTCATTTTATGTTTGGTCAAAAAGTCTAGATACTATTTATCAGGTAGTGGAGACCTATATTAATTGGCAGCATAACATGCCTAAGATGATTGTGAACTATAATAATTTATATCCTATGGAATTAGATCTACATTTTTCTAATGTCATAGATGAATCTCCAATAAATACGATGTTTACGACTGGACAATATTTTGTACATAAAATGTCGATTAAGCTTGATTGCTGGTTGCCTACTTCTATGGATATCAAAACAATACATAAGATTATTTTGACTATGTATTATAAAGACGACTTAACAGATGAACAAATGAATAGTATCATAATCGAAGATACTGGTGCCGACGAGGAGTTGGCGGCAGCTTTAAAATTCTTCGGTAGAGAATATAACCTAATAGAAGATACAGTAACAAACATATAAGGAGAATTAGTATGGGCGTATATTTATCACCGGGTGTATATAGCTTAGAGAAGGATCTGAGCCAAATCGTGCCGAATATAGCAACAACGACTTCGGCTTTAGTTGGGTATTCCCCAAAAGGAAACATTGATGAGATCGTACTCATCACAAATACTCAGCAGTTTATCAACGAATATGGTACGCCTGTTAATTCATCTGGCAATTATTTCCATTATTCAGCACTCGCTTTTCTTGAGAAAGGTAATAAACTTTATTGCTATAGAGTTCAAGATGGCGCTGAGTATGGCGCGTTAACCATAGCCAATCCTAGTGAGACTTATTCTATAACTGAGTCGTTTACTTCTACGGAAAAGACTCTAGACACTGATACGAGCTATCCTGGTACTGATAATGGTGATCAGATACTATTCCAGATATTTGGAAAAGATCCTGGCGTATGGAATCATAGGATTGGTATTACAATAACCGACCTTAAGAGTAATACGCAGGAATGGATTAGTGGTGAATGGGTTCCTTCTTCTCTGTTACCTATAGCAGATACTGATCAATATACGTTCGTAATAAACGTGTATTATCGTAATGCTGATAACGCATGGGAAAAAGTAGAATCGTTTACGGTATCTCGTAAACACAAAATTGATGGCTATGGTAGACAGTTATACATGGAAGACAGGATAAATGGCTATAGTCAATACATAGCAGTTGCTGATCATAGCGACATAGCTGATACTGTAATGCCTGATGGTTTTGAGGATATTAATGGCGATACAACTCAAGTAGAACTTGGTGAAGGCAATGATGGAACAACTTATGCAGATATTAGTGATGGTAAATTTACTGATGGTTGGGATCTATTTGCTAATCCTGACGATGTAGATATTAGAGTGCTCATTAATGGTGGCGAAACATCTACTATCATTCAAGCGAAGATGAATACTATCGCCAATGCTAGAGCTGATTGTATAGCAATATTGGATATACCGTACAGCGAAATGGCTTCGGCTACTAATATCACTGATATGATTGTTTGGCGTAACGCTGATTTGAAGCTTAATTCTAGTTATGCTGCGCTATACGCTCCATGGGTTAAGATATATGATAGTTACAATGATGTGTTGCTCTATGTTCCTCCGTCAGGTTATGTGGTAGCTCAAATAGCTTATAACGATTATGTATCGCAACCATGGTATGCTCCTGCTGGTTTCAATAGAGGCTTATTGAATGTAGAAGGTGTATATGACATATTTACTGGTGGTGAGCGCGATATGTTATATGAAGCTCAGATAAATCCTATTCAGTTATTTAGAGGCGAAGGTATTCCTATTTGGGGTCAGAAGACTCTTGCAGCAAAAGCTTCTGCTCTTAGTAGAGTAAACGTTCGTAGACTTTTGATAATAATAGAAAAAGCATTATCAATAGCTCTGAGGCAGTTTGTGTTTGAACCTAATAGTGAGATTACCAGATTTAGGGTAGAAGCTATGATAACTGAGTATCTTGAGTTGCTCAGCACTCGTGGAGCTTTCCAGACTGAATCAGGCGATAGAGGCTATAAGGTTCTATGCAATGAAACCAATAATACTCCTGCCATTATCGACAGGAATGAATTGCATGTTGATATATTCATAAAGCCTTCTAGATCTGCGGAGTTTATACAACTGCAAACAATAGTAACCACAAGTGGAGCAAGCTTCGATGAGCTAGTTGCTCGTGGAGTAATGTTCTAAAATAAAAAGCCTGTAGATAAGGAGAATTAATATGACACAAATGGGTATAGATGCACTTAAAAACAATCTGTCTAATCCGGGCAGAGCATATTTATGGGAGGTACTATTTGCCGCTCCTATTGGTGGAGATACAAATACGCTTCTCGTGAGATGCCAATCTACGCAGATTCCTGATAGGGATTATTCGGATATTCATATTCCATACAAACAAACTGGTGGTATACAATATCCAGGTAAACTTACATATTCGCATCATTGGGAATGTACGTTTGTGGAAGGTGAAGATAGAGCCATATTCGATGCTATTTATA